TGAAGAAGTGCGTAACGATATGCTAGAAGTGCGTATCAATTGGGCACAGACTGATATCAATACTAAATACGTGTATGATGACAACCTTTAAAGATTTACTCAATGAAGTAAACATACAACAAATATCATTTGACGACTTCTGTAGTCAACTGAGCATATTAGATATATCTGATAAGAGTGGAACATTCAAAATACGCAGCGATATACATGTGTTTCTTGATAGGGTCACTAAAAAAGATAATGACCCACGACCACCTAGAGTTGACTTGTATCTTAAAAAACTCTATCAAATGTTAGTAACAGATGCAGAAGCAAGTTTAAAGCAATGGTTTGATCAATATGTTGCACTACCAAATGCAACTGAGTTTTATTTAGAACTACCAGAAGGTAATTGTCTTAAAGACGATACATTCATGGGTATGAAGAATAGTAAGTATGGTAGACTAAGCAAGAACTTAAACTTTGAAAACTTCTATAATACAAAAAAACTATATACTAACGACAGTGAATATGTATTAGGACTGTTAAAAGCAATGTATGAACGCTTTCATATTCGCAACAGTCTAGCAGGTCCCGCATTCTTTGATCATATATGTAAGATTGAAGACTCATACAAACAAGTATGGACTGACTTCATGATGGGTGCAAACAAAGCAAGTGTGTTTAACCCTTATACATATAAAAGCATTCTTGATACAGTGTTTCAAGGTGAAACAGTATTTGCACCTGTTATGGGTTGGAACAGTTATCAACAAGCATTCTATAGCAGTAAGTTCAAACACTTTGTAGCAACTGATGTAATACCTAGTGTAGTAGACAACGCTCATTGGATGCAAGCACAATATGATAACAAATCACCCAACTCGTTTGAACAGTTATTTGACAGTGGTGACACTACTAAGACTAGTGACTTGTATTTGTGCCCAAGTGAGCAATTAGATGCAAAGCATGACTTTGTAAACAAATACAGAAATACAATAGATGCAGTGTTGTTTAGTCCACCATACTTTGATTTAGAAATATACCCAAGTGAAAATCAGAGTTTCAATAGTTACCCTGACTATAATGATTGGTTAATAGGTTACTGGGAAGAAACTGTTAAACTATGTAAACAAGTAATGAAACCAGAAGCAAAGTTTGGATTTGTTATTAGCAATTATAGAACAAAGGATAAAGAAGAACGCGATATATCAAAAGATATGCAAGAAGTAGTTGCAAAACATTTAACATTTGATAAACATTATAAGGTTAGATGGAGTGCAATGGGAGGTAGTCGCCAATCCAAAAAACAACGAGACGGCAACTTTGAAGACCTTTGGGTCTTTGATAAATACTAACAATAAAGGAGAAACACAATGAAGAAAGATTGGAAAGTATTGGTCGGTAATAATATTGATCTACTAAAATCATACGAAGACAACACATTTGATAGCATCGTTACAGACCCACCATATGGAATAGAGTTCTTAGGTAAAGACTGGGACAAAGATACTGGTGCAATGGAAACATGGCAAGAGTGTCTACGAGTATTAAAGCCAGGCGGTTATATACTCGCATTCAGCGCAGCACGAACTTATCACAACTTAGCAACTAATATAGAATCAGCAGGCTTTGAAATACGCGACCAGATCATGTGGTTATATGGTAGTGGTTTTCCTAAAGCACAAGATATGGGTAAAACAATAGACAAGAGAGCGGGTAAGAAAGATCCTAACTATGGGTCAAACAAGCACTCTGGTATTGTAACTGAGGGTCAAGGTAGAAAAGACTACAGATGCTTAGTATGCAATAAGACGCTTGGATCATGGATTAAAGACTGCAAAGAAGAAGACTGTGGACAAAGATACAATTACCAAACAGAAGAAGCACAACAATGGGCTGGTTGGAAGACAGCACTAAAGCCAGCACATGAACCAATCGTCATGGCACGCAAACCATTCAAAGGTAGTTGCATTGATAATGTATTAAAGCATGGAACTGGTGCACTTAATATAGATGGTAGTAGAGTTGAATATACAGATGAAGTAGACACATTCAAACCTCAAGGTAGATACCCATCTAATGTAATAGGCGAAGTGACTGACTACCAGAAATACTTCTATTGTCCTAAAGTAGGCAGAGCAGAGCGTAACACTAATGGCGCAGCAGAAAACAATCACCCAACTGTCAAGCCTGTAGAGTTAATGAAGTATCTAGTCAAGTTAGTTACACCAGAAGGTGGAATAGTATTAGACCCATTCAATGGTAGTGGTTCAACGGGAATGGCTTGTGTAGAACTTGGTTATGAATATGTTGGTTGTGAGTTAGATCCCAACTACGTAGAGATAGCAACTAATCGTATTGCTGCATGGGAAGCGAAGTTCAATGATGATCACTTTGATAGTTTATTTGATAAATAAATGTATAAATGCAAATAATACCTTAGGATCATTTATAGTTGCAGCGTAAAGCGTCAACATTAGCCCTGATAGTTAGATTGTAAGTCAGCCACAATATAACCTGATAACACACTTGATGGGCTATTCACTTAATGGAGAAAACACAATGGATTATAGTAAAGCACCAATAGTAGATATAATTGACGATCAAAACATATTCATCAATGGCGATCATATTAACGATATCGCAGAAAGAAACGACTTAGTTATACACATAGCACATTCACCCAACTCATCAATATGGAATATACGATTCATGAAACCACATGGTGTCATGCATAATGTTGACTGTCCCGCTCACATCACTATTACAGGGTTTAGAGGAACTAATAGTGTTAAGAGAGTATCGTATATTAAATATGGTTTGTCACACAATGATTCTGGTCCGTCGCAAGTTACATACAATCCCGAAGGTGAAGCAACTAGCGTATACTATTCAATGAATCATAATCGTATTAATCATAGTAAATACCTAAAAGACGAATATAACCCCACAATGGAAGAAATGTTCATAATGAAACTAGGAGAAGGATAATGACGAATAAAGATATAAAGAAACGAGAGTATAAGTTTAATAAATGGTGGTATAAAGCCCGTAGATATCAAAGAGCACAAACATGGTTAGTAATGCATTCAAAGCGTATTGCATTTGCATACAATCTACACCCAACAGCCTTTGATGAAATACAATTCATATGCAAGCGTTACAATCTATCAACGTATAAGAAACTGAAAAAGAAAGATGCTAGGACGTTGTTTAGATTGGTTAACCCATTACCTCATGAACGATTGGGGATGATAACAGAAGAAGCAAACAAACTTCAAGAGTTAGTCAATGAGTTAAAACAATTAAAGCGTAGTCAAATCCCTATAACTAAGAAGAAAACACGCACTTATTCACCACCATCTGGTAAATAGATGTAGTGTCGGTTATGGGGGTAAACGACATTACCATTACTCATCATGGGATCAGCCTGCTAGGAAACTAGTGGGCTTTTTTGGTTTGCATAAATAACAATATGAAAGAAACTACAAACACACTAACCCCTACAGATAAACTCGTTGTCGCTTTAACTACTACAGTTAATATCTTCAACTTCGCATTCTTCATTACATTAATCTACCAAGCCGGTGAATTCGTGTTAATGGGATTTATAAACTAGGAGACTTAAATGTCTGAATATAATATAAAGATCAATAAAGGAACAGATTTCGCAAGGGCATTCGCATTGTCCGAAAGTAATATTGCCATTGATCTAACAGGATTCACGTTTGAAGGAACGTTAAAAGAAAGATACACATCAACACAGTCAACACCATTCACTATGTCTATAGTAGATGCAGCCTTAGGAACATTTAAAGCAGCGTTAACCGATGTTGAAACAACCGCTATGGGTCCTGGAACATGGGTCTACGATATAGTCATGATTAAGCCTACTGGCGAAAAGATCAGACTATTGGAAGGTAAAGCATTTGTTAAACAAGGAGTGACACCGTAATGACAGTTTATACAACAGTCCCACTAGATGACAGTAATCTAGATGTAACCATAACTGAATCAAACGATTTAGTTTACATTGATATTAACCCTGCTGCATTCGCAACCATAGGCGTTTCCAAAGAATACGTAGACGGACGAGATACTGTAACTCTATCAAGTGCAAACACATATACAGACACATCTATTGCTGCTATCCCGCCTACTGATTTAACATCATATGAAACCATTGTTAATAGTGAAGCAGGTGATGCAACAACGCTATCAAGTGCAAACACATACACAGATAATAGTATCGCAGCAATCCCAGCGGTTGACTTATCATCATATGAAACTATTGTTAATAGTAATGCTGGTGATGCAACTACATTGTCAAGTGCAAACACATATACAGACACATCTATTGCAGCAATACCAGCAACAGACCTAAGTGCTTATGAAACTATTGTTAATAGTAATGCTGGTGATGCAACAACTTTATCAAGTGCAAACACATATACAGACACATCTATTGCAGCAATACCAGCAACAGACCTAAGTGCTTATTCAACTACAGTTCAAGTAGAGGCATTACCAGTGTCTACATTCACAAATGATGCTGGTTATATTACAAGTTCAACAGACAGTCAAACACTTAGTTTTGCTAATCCTAACCTAACAATATCAAATGGTAATACAGTTGACTTATCAAGTTTGACTCCTACCGTCCCAGTTACAAGTGTTAACACATTAACGGGTAATGTTGTATTAGGTAGTGATAACATAGCAGAAGGTGTTACTAATCTTTATCATACAACTCCTCGTGTTCAGGCAGTCATTGACACTAATAGTGCTGGGTTTGCAACAACGACTCAAGTCACAACGGGTGACTCTACAACACTATCAAGTGCAAACTTGTATACTGACAACTCTATCGCTGCTATTCCAGCAGTTGATCTTAGTTCATATGAAACAATTGTTAATAGTAACTCTGGTGATGCAACTACATTGTCAAGTGCAAACCTTTATACAGATAATAGTATCGCTGCTATTCCTGCGGTTGACTTAACAAACCTTACCGATGTTGTTACGATTGATCCAGACATTAATGGTATGACTATTGGTGCAACTGGTATTACAACTGGTAAATGGGGCAGTAGTGCACCATTGTATTTCCGCAGCGATAATGATGGTGGTGCACTTAAAAACTTTGTATTTGACAATGTTGGTCAGAACATCTTCACTGGTATGCATTGGAAAACAGCAGACTCCAACAAGAAACTATTCCGCTTTGATGCTGTAGCAAGTGGTGGTGTTGATCCAGGTGATGGTTCACATTCAACTAACTTTGTATTAAGTGGAACTAACAATGTATTTAAGTCTCGTTTCCAGAATGAGTCAGCAACTGGTTTAGAATTTGATGCTGATAATATTAACTTAATCACCAATAATGGTGTTCAGATTAATGGTAGTTACACATTCCCGCAAAATGATGGTAATACAGATCAACAGTTGACAACCGACGGCAATGGCAATGTATCTTGGGGCGAAACACATGTAGTATATGATACTACTACGGGGACATACGCACCACCTACGATGATGAACCGAAGTGGTGATTCTGCTGCGTTTGAATTTGTCACAGACGATCAGACTTATGGTGGAGCATATTCAGCAACATTGAATATGATATCATGGGCTAATTTACCAAGCAACAATGTTGCAGTAGTCGCATTTAAAACAACCAATAGTAATCATCTGTTAAACATAAAAGCCACTGGCAGTGCAGATGATGGGTCACATGTGGCTGATTTCGCAATGCGTGGGGATGAAGGTTACTTCTCAACTCGTGATAACAGTAGCGCAGGTGGTTCATTAACCAATATGACATTTGAAGGGACACAACTTCAATTCAGTAGTGACACTACTACTGTATTCCAAAGTCCAGTAACTAACGTGAAAGGTCTATTAAAGATTTCAGATGGTGTTAGCGATTACACATTACCAGCGAGCGATGGCTCATTAGATCAAGTTATGACAACTAATGGCGACGGTCATCTGTCATGGGTAAATGCTGGTGGTAGCATTGCACTAGCAAACTTAACAGATGTATCAACCCTTAACTTACAGAACAATGACTTGTTAATGTATAATAGCGTTGCAAGTGAGTGGCAAAACACTAATCTTGGTATAAGTGTAACGCCTACTCTTACTGGTAATGCAGATTGTTATGTAGGAATTGAATACACAGTTACAGTGAGCAATCATGCAACTTATGATGATCCATCTTACTTCTGTGAGTTATATACAGACACTGGAACATTACTGGAAACTAACTCACAGTTCACCGACAATAACAATGGAACATTAACTGTTAAAATACCACTTACTGGCGTATATTCTGGTTATGAAATTAGAGTCAAATGTCAAGACTTTGGTGATATACAGTCAGAGATTGAGACATTATCAATTAATACTGGTGCCATCAGTGGCAGATACTTCCGTATTAATAACTACGCTGGTCCACGTTTAGCACCAGATGGTGCTGGTGGTTTTGATGAGATAGGAACACTAATCCTCACATTCAATATATTTAGTGGACAACAAGCAACGGGAACTTTGTTGACACCATTCATGAGTAGTGGAAATACTCCAACACCTTATGTGGCGACGGCTAATTATTACAGTTCTACTACAGGCTCTGCATATCTTCCCTGGCGAGCATTTGATAGCAGCAGCACCACTGGTTATTGGAACATTGGCACTACTGCACTGAGTGCAGATTATTTACAAATAGATATCGGGTCAATTCAAACTGTCAAGAGTTTCAAGTTGTTGATTGGACAAAGTTCCAATGAGTCGGTAGATATAGCAATGAGTGACACTGGTGCATTCACTGGCGAAGAAAAAATAATCACAAAAGTGGCGATTTCCGATTGGGCCACTATCACTATAGGATAATAAATTATGAAAGAACAATGTAAACAAGCAATCTACTCGTATGTAGATGCAGAAACCCAAATGAATGCCGCCTTAACTGGCGTGCATTCACAGTATGTGACACTAGTAATACAACTGTTAGGCGAGGCTTATCGTGAACAAGTGTCTGCTGGTGAAACAGTATTCACAGTGCCTACTGAGATAGACACATTCTTAACTACTAGGTGTCCTTGGTAATGGCTATTATCAAGATAGATGGTTCAACGCTAACAAGTCATTCAAGTGCATCAGATATCACTGGTGTAACTACGACTAGCGCCTTAGCAGAAGGTAGTAATCTTTACTATACTGAGGCTAGAGCCGACAGTCGTGTTAACCTACAAACTGGTGCGAACTTAGACTTATCTAGTAAGACTACAACAGACCTTACAGAAGGTAGTAATCTTTACTTCACTGATGCTAAGGCTGTTGATGCGGTTGAAGCAACAGCGACTATAAACTTACAGTCAACAACAGTGAGCAAAGATGCGACATCATCACAACCTTGGAAGTCATTTGTTATACAACACGATAGATCAAATGCAACACCATATAATAATGAAGCAAATGACATAGTATGGACTGCTAAAACAACCAACCAAGAACAGTTTCTTGGTGTGTTTGAGATAATTACGCAAGATGTTGCATTAGATGGTAATGATGATTATGTAGACTTCAACAACCGACTTGACTTCTACACAACATCAATGACTGCTGGGGCATCAACTTGGCACCAGTTAATGACAATGAATAAAGATTTAATTGAATTTAAAGCAGACTTTAGAAGTTCTTACAATGACTTCGTAGTAGAAGGCAACTATGACAATCTAGTAAAACAAAGACGACTTGAAACTAACAACTCTAAGTGGGATAGAAGTAGATCCGCTATGAGATGCACAACTAACGCTGATCTTGATGCTGGTGCTGGTTTAGAACAGTTCAGTAACGAATTTGGAGTTGATACAAGTTACTCTATAAATAACAGTGAGATTGCTAATATTGGTGTTCAAGTATTAAGCCCAGACTTTAACGGTGACAATACACTTGCATATGGCAATGGTCAATCTGCTTTCTTCAATGTGCAAATGCGTGGTGATGGTTATGCTCCTGGATCTGGTCCATTGCAAGCATTAAGAATAGAGCCTTGGGTTTCTTGTGTTACTATGAATACTGCAACTGGGACTAGCCCACTGTTAATAGAAACCAATGCTACTGCAATCAAAGAAAACAAACCGCATGTGTTTGTTAACCTCACTACAACTGAAAGAAACGCTTTAACAGCAGAATCAGGCATGATGATATTCAACACAACAGATGTTAAACTACAGTGCTATGATGGGACAGCATGGAACAACTTACATTAAAGGGAACCAATAATGGAACAAGAAAAAGCAAAACTTGGTAGACCTTTCATGGTCTTAGATACTGAACAGATTGAGAAACTAGCGTCACTTCATTGTAGCACTAGAGATATCGCGTTTGTTATGGGGTGTCACGAACAGACATTGACTAATAATTACCAAGCAAACATTGACATAGGACGTGCCAATGGTAGGACTCGTTTGCGACTAGCGATGTTCAATAATGCAACGCAAAAGTATAATGCAGCAGTGCAGATATTCTTAGCGAAGAACTTATTGGGTATGAGTGATGTCCCAAGGGATGAGGGCGACGACGGAGTCTTGCCTTGGATTACACCAGTTAAGGAAAACGATAACAATGCCGAAGATATCTAAGATAGGATTGTCACATGATGACATTCACGAAGAGATAATGAAAAACAAATATACCATTCAAATTATACAGAATGATATAGAATCTATAAAGAACAATCACTTAAAGCATATTGAAGATGATATGGATTCAATCAATAAAAAGGTTGATAAGTTAGATGAAAAGATTGATAAGAAGATTGATAAGATGGATGGTCGCCTATGGTGGATTATCGGTATCTTAATCGGGGCAACACTAATCCCAATGATAAAGGACTCACTATGACAAGTAAGTATAATGAAATAACTGGTAAGAAGATGGTATCAGGTCGTAACACAGACAAGTATCGTTTCAACTGGGATGTTATCTTTGCAAGTAAAGTAGATGTAACTGATGTTGACAAGATAGACGAAGAGTTTGCTAAGTTAACTGAGGTTGTTACTAATGAAGAGATTGACGAAGCCTTTACATTAGATGCTGATGATGCAGAAGTTATTGCAACATACGGAAATATCATTAAAGAATGAAACTATCTATCCCCCAACAGAATATATTTGATAGTGTTGCTCGTTTCAGAACTGTGAGTGCTGGTAGACGATTTGGTAAAACTTTTCTTGCAATGTTTGAGATTGCAAAGATAGCACGACTACCCAATAAGAGAATCTTTTATGTTGCACCATCGTATAGAATGGGTAAGCAGATCATTTGGGAAGATTTAAAATTTGAGTTGTCTGTGCGTAAATGGGTAAAGAAGATCAATGAAAGTGACTTGACAATTACGCTAAAGAATGGTAGTAGAATCAGTATAAGATCAGCAGACAACCCTGACAGTATGCGTGGTGTAAGTCTAGACTTCATTGTATTAGACGAAGCAGCATTTATGCCCAAGTCAGTGTGGACAGAAGTATTGCGACCTACACTATCAGACAGACAAGGTGGTGCATTGTTTATCTCTACACCAAAAGGTTACAATTGGTTCGCTGATATGTGGCATGAGTCAGTTAATAAGTCTAACTGGGAGAGTTTCAAGTATACTACAATAGAAGGTGGTAATGTTACAGCAGAAGAAGTTGAAGATGCTAAACAAGACCTTGATCTTAAAACATTCAAGCAAGAATATGAGGCATCATTTGAGACAGCGGGCAATAGAATCTATTATCCATTCAATGTAGCAGATAGTGTTAAACCATTCATTGGTGATGTTCCAAACAGAATTATGTTATTCAACGATATGAACGTAGACCCAATGGCGGGTTGTATCGTAGTGCAGACTAAAGATGGTTTGCATGTGATAGATGAATTGAAGTTGATTAACTCTAACACAGATGAACTAGCGCAAGAAGTTATCAACAGGTATGGTAATAGATCCGTCACAGCGTTCCCAGATCCCGCAGGAGCGGCTCGTAAGACTAGTGCTGGTGGTAGAACAGATCATACTATACTAATGCAGTATGGATTCAACGTTAAAGTAAAGCGTAAACATCCTGCAGTGAAAGACAGAATAAATGCTGTTAATAGACTGTTGCAAGACGCAGCGGGCAATCGTAAGTTGTTTATTGATCCTAAATGCAAGTTTCTTATTGAGTGCTTGACAAAACAACAATACAAAGAAGGCACGCAATTGCCTGACAAAGATAGTGGTTATGACCACATGAATGATGCTTTAGGTTATGGTGTAGAATATCTCTATCCTGTTACAAAGCCTGCAACATCAATAGACAGTCCTTTTGGTAACACCCCAACCAAGCGATTCGGACACTTTTAGAAAATGCTAAATAGCATATAATAAACTAGGAAAGACTAATGACATTAGAATCTATATTAAAAAAGCATCCCTCTTATGAAGAGAATGCAAAACAAGCAGACTATTTGTTTCGTAGTTATGTTGGTGGTGAACAGTATCGTAAAGGCGAATACTTAACACAATACATTGGCGAAAACGAAATACCACATGCATATTATAACAGACTTGCAGCAACACCACTAGATAACCATGTAGCAACTGTTATTGACATCTATCGTTCATTCATCTTTAAGAATGAACCACAGCGTGAAGTTGGTGCTTTGGAAAACAACCCACTTGTAATTCAATGGTTGAAAGATACCGATCAAGAAGGTCAAGATATGACCTCTTTCATGAAGACAATGAATGACTTAGCAATGGTGCTAGGTAATGTCTGGATATTGGTAGATAAGCCTAGTTACAAGGTTAATACTCAAGCAGAAGAAGAAGCATTGGGTATTCGTGGTTACGCTTGCACATACACACCACAGAACGTATTGAACTGGGAATATACTCGCAGCATTAATGGTAAGATGACATTGTCACACATTGCTGTAGTTGAATCAGAGTCAAAAGAGCGTATGTCCGTTACCCATTGGTATAAAGACACAGTAATCAAGCGTATTATCACTAAAACTGACACAGGTGAAGCAGATAGTATTGTAGGCGAAGAGGTTTATGACAATCCTTTAGGTTACATTCCATTTGTTAACCATTCACCATTGAAGTCAAGAGTAAAAGGCATTGGTATCAGTGTTGTTGCAGACATTGCAGACTCACAGCGTTATATCTATAACTTGTTGTCTGAATTAGAGCAATCAATCCGTATCTCAAGTCATCCTACACTAGTGAAGACTACACATACACAAGCGAATAGTGGTGCTGGTGCAATTATAAACTTAGATGAACAGTCTGAGCCAGGATTGAACCCATACTTGCTACAACCAACTGCTGCTGGTATTGATGGTATTATATCTACAATAGAACTTACAGTAGATGCGATTAGTCGCATGAGTCACACTGCATCGGTTACATCTTCAAAGGTAGCGCCTACAAGTGGTATATCTTTGCAAGTAGAACGCGAGTTATTGTTTGCTAAGTTGAAAGACATTGCAGACACAGTGCAAGAGACAGAGATTAAATTGTGGGATATATGGTTTGATTGGCAGAACATTGATAAGCCAGCAGACTTTGTTATCTCATATAACAACAAGTTTGATATGCGTGACATGAGCAATGATCTTATGCACTTCAAAGCAGCATTAGAATTGAATGATGACCCAGTCTTTAGAGCGATGATCGTAGAAAAGATTGGAAAATTATTTGAAGACTAAATAGATGTAATGCAGCATAAGGCTGCTTTTATCGCCCCTAATAAAAGGATTAAAACTGATATGACAGAAAACATAGGAACACCTACAGATGAATCAACTACTGGAGTTGAATCACAGGAAATTATTATCCAGGAAGAAGCGAAAACTTTCACTCAAGAACAAATGAATGAAATAATTGCTAAACGAGTTGCAAAAGTTAAATCGTCTTTTGACGGGATTGACCCTAATGAATATAGAGAATTAAAGAGTCTACAATCACAAGTTGAAGACGATGCTCTAATCAAAAGGCAAGATTTTGATCAATTGATGAAGAAGCACAAAACTAAGTCTGATACAGAAATTAATTCACTGCGCGGTGAATTAGAGCGTATTAAGATTGATGGTGCTTTAATAGATGCAGCGTCACAATTGAAGTCAATTGCACCTGAACAAACTGCGAAGTTACTTCGCGAACAGGTTAGATTGGGTTCAGACGGTAAGGTAGTTATTATGGATGGTGACAATGTTCGCTACAATGATGACTCTGAACCAATGACAGTTTCTCAGTTAGTCTCCGACTTCCTGGACACAAACACTTACTTCAAAGCAGCAGGACCCAGTGGAACAGACTCAACGAGCAACACCACTGTAAAAGATAACAATAATGTTACACTTGCTGATTTGGATATGAACCGACCCGAACATCGTGACATTTATCGCAAATGGAAACAAGAAGGTAAGGTTTAAAATAATTAATAGGAAATATTAAAATGGCTTTTAACACAGCATATGATTTATCGGCATTAATGGTGCCAACCAAAGCAGCGGCAGTATACGCAGCCCAGGAAAACAGTTTATTCATGAATGGTTTTATCATTCCAAACATCGTAGTTCCAGCAGGATCTTTTTCTGCACAGGTTCCAGTATTCGCAAAGACTTCTGCACAAGTATTGACTCAAGCAGCACACGCTGTAGATGACATTACTTCTACTAAAGTATTAGCAACTGCTAACACAATCACTTTGGATTTGTTCGCTGCACGCGACACTCTTCGTGATCTTGGTGGTGTAAACCCAACTGAACTAGGTCGTGTATTGGGCAACGCTGTTGCACAAAAGTTTGACGAAGCAGTTGTAGTTGAATTGTTAACTGCTACAGTTACACAAGCAACTGACGCAACTATCAACCCATTGTGGGATGCTGCTGCAACTATCCGTCAGGCTGGTGAAATGGGTCCATTAATGGCTATCGTTTCTCCTGCTTACGCTGCTCTTCTTATGAAGGCAATCGGTGGTGCTGCATTCGCTGGTGGTGATTACCAGACAGAAGCACTACGTAACGGTTTTGTTACTAAGGTTGCTGGAATCTCTGTATTCCAATCTGCGCACATGACTGCGCTAGGTGTTGTATTTGGTGCTGACGCAATGCGCACTGCATCACAAGGTGGACTTGACATGGAAATGCAACGTCGTGCAGAAGCAGTTGGAACAGACATCGTGGCTTCATACGCTGGCGCTGCTGGTCTTATTGACCAATCACGCATTGTTGAATTAGTATAAGTTTAACACAATTATTGGGGGTCGCAAGATCCCCTATTAACGGAGATTATAATGTTTGCTACAAACGATGATTTAACAGTATATATTCAGGACATCTTTGATCATGGTGTATCAGATTGGAGCGATGAACTTGCTTTAGCGGAAACCGATGTTACTAATCAAATTAGGATTAGGTATTGGGATAAGTTTGAAGATAAGGCTCAGTTTGATAAGACCAAATTGGTTGAGACTCAATGGAAACCTGCTACTGTATATCGTGCCTTGAGTGCATACATCTTACCTAAGTTATCAACATTTAGACTTGATGATACCTTTATGGAACAGACTGCATTCTATAAGACACAATACGCAGAAGAGATCAATACACAGTTTCAACTAGGTATTGAATACGATAGTGATGGTGATGGTGCTATAACAGAATCAGAAATTACCACTATGACACAAACAAGGTTATATAGATAATATGAGTAAAAGGGAAAACATAGTAAAAAGGTTTTACGAAGTTGCCAAAGCGCAACGAAGCGTTAAGTTTAATACAGTGGTAAGAGATCCAATAAATGCGGAAGAACTACCAAGAACTGGGTTCCCTGCTGCTTACCTTGAATCTTCAAATGAGGAACGATTAAACATTACTAAAACTCTACGTGAATGCAATATGGACATTGCAATTGTCATTACCGTAAATGGTAGAGATAGAGACACACAGAGAAATGTTGCAATTGAAGCAATTGAAGAATCAATCTATAATGATACACAAATTAATTCGTTAGTAAATAGCATTGAATTAACAAACATAGATATAGTTGACTTAGGTGAAGCATCGCCATTCGCTACCGTTAGGGTAACGTTTGGTGTAACCTACTGTTATACTGTATAAATAGACTAAATTAGGAGATAATATTTATGTCATGCACAGCAGGAAAGAACGGAGTAATTAAAGCGGGTGGTTCAGCCATTGCTCAACTTACTTCTTATTCAATTTCAGAAACAGCGGACACAACTGAATGCACTCACTTTGACTCTTTGAGTTATCGCGAACATGCAGTTACGTTCAAATCATGGGACGGTTCTGCCGACCTAGTATGGAATCGTCAAGATGGTGATATCGTAGTTGGTAACACCTATACACTAGAAGTATTCCCAGAAGGTGACGACACAGCAACAGATTGGAAGATCAGTGGCAGTGTTATCATTACTTCATTCGCACTTACTGGCGCTACAGAAGACAATGTTTCGGGATCTATTGCATTCCAAGGCACAGGTGTTCTAACACGCGGTATAGAGGCGTAAAGTAACCTATGTCCAATCAAAGCAAAAACACAATGAAAGATTTGCGTGCCGAGATTGGGCATGATTTTAACAAGTATATTAACGACTTCTTTAAGTCGTTAGTTAAATTAACCCCAGTTGACACCGGTCGTGCAAAGCGCGGGTGGGTCAAGAACTATAACAACCAATTAGGTGAGAAATCTTCTTACATATTGTTCACCAACAGAGTGCCTTATTCGGCAGTGTTGGATAATGGTCATAGTAAGCAAGCACCAAAAGGTATGTTTAACCCAACATTAAAAAGAACGAGGCAGGCAAGATGAGCATTTTAGAAAACGCAACAGCACATTACAAAGCACAGTTATCAGGTATTTTACAATCAATAGAAGTGCCTGAATGGGAAACAACCATTTATTTTAAAGGTATCACTTCATTAGCAGATGAACAGAAAGTGTTAAAACTGCACACAGAAGGTAAATTAGCAGAAGCATTAGTTGAATCAATTATATCAAAAGCATGTGATGCCGATGGTAAGAAATTATTCAAAGGCGCAGACAGAGTAACATTAATGCACGAAGTTGATCCAGAAGTATTAATGCGATTAGCAAGTCACATCAACAAGGGAGTTGATGAGGACGAACTGGGAAACTAATAAAAGATAAAGAGATATTCTTTCTTTATCAAATAGCGGAACAGATGCATACTAGTGTAGAGTGGGTGTTGAATAATGTTAGTTCATTAGAACTTCGTTCATGGAACTTGTATTACAAACACAAGTCCGAATTAGCCAAAAGGAAATAAACACATGGCAGATTATGATATCATCATCAAAGCCCAGGACAAAACTGGAAGAACTCTTAGCAACGTAGAGAGAAAATTACAAAGCCTAGATACAACCACTAAATCAACCACATCTAGCATACGCGGGATGGGCATGGCAAGCAAACTTGCCGTTGCTGGTGTCGCTGCACTAGGCGTAGCGGTTGTGACTTTAGCCAAATCAACGATAGACTCAACCAGAGTATATCAAAACCTCCAGAACAGATTAAGACTTGTCACTAATGGCACCGAAGATCTGGCAAATACGACCGACCGACTTAGAAAGGTTGCAGCAGCCAACAGAACTAGTTTCAAGTCTACAGTAGAATTATACTCTGATCTAACATTAGCAACTGAGTCATTAGGATTCAGCAGCAGCAAAGTAGAGAAATTAACAACCAAACTATCACAAGCATTACAAGTATCTGGCGCTGATGCGTCAACATCTGCTGGTGTTATTAAGCAGTTTGGTCAAGCGATGGCATCTGGAACTGTGCGTGGTGATGAATTCAACTCTATTGTAGAGGGTATGGGTGGAGCACTTGCCATTATGGCGCGTGAATCTGGTTTGACTGTAGGCAAGTTGCGTGAACTGGCAGGACAAGGTAAGTTAACAGCAGAAGTATTCTCTTCATTGTTATTAAACTCAAATGAGATCACCGAGTCTTTCAATAAAATGCAAACAACCATTGGGCAATTAGAAACTGCGTTCGGTGACGCGTTTGATAGGTTTGCCGTTGCTGTAGGTGAATCAACAGGAGCGACCTGGTTATACGAAGAATCTTTAAGAGTCGCTACAGTTATATTATCCCAATACAGTGTGAGACTTGCAGAAGCGAACGGAAATATTGACGATCAAGCAGGTTTAACAGATGCGGCTACGACTGCTTTAATATCATACAAAGAAGAATTGGAAGGTATTAATGCATATTTCGCATCAACTGCTGGTGAAAAAGAACAAAAATCCATTATTGAGCGAAACGATTTATTATTAAGACAGCAACTATTGGTTTCTGCATTAGGTAAACAGTATCTTAAACTGTCTGCTGCTGGTATTGACACCACTGCAATAGAAGCGAAATTAGCACAAGCAGAAGAATCTGTCAGACAACTCAATAAAATACAAAACGCGCTTCAATCTAATACATTGCAAGATTCATCCTCGCCACAGGAACTCGCGCTGAGAAAACAATATGATATGTATGGTCAGTTGCGAAACATCGCAGATGATAATGCAAGAATTGAAAAGATCAACCACGCCAATAAGGTGCACAACCTAAACAAACAATACTCATTATATGGTATAGGTCAAGTCGCAGCGCAAGAAGAAATAGTCGCAATGATGGCGAAACGCGCTGAACTGGCAAAACTCACGAAAGCGTATATTGATCTTGGTTCTTTACGTTCACAAGGTGTCACTGATGCTGACGATGCACGAACATTAGAAAATACTACGCAAGCATATAGAGAATATGGTTATGCTCGTCAAGATGCAGATGCATTAGCCATGAAGTCAGCAGACGAATATCAGAAGAAGATAATTGCCGGTTATAAGTTATATGGTGATATGCGTAACGAAGCGTTAGAAACCGCATATACTGTAAGCGATTACTGGGCAGATATGTCAGAAAGTATGTCTGATAGTGTGACAAAGGGCATAATGGCTGGTAAAGGATTGTTCCGTTCATTCGGTGATTTCTTAGATAGTTGGGTAGATCAATTGATATCTAACCTCATTAATCAGATGCTTGTTGCACCATTGATCAATGGTCTAGGTAGCATGTTAGGTTCAGCATTTGGAGGAAGTCCTCTAGGTGACTTTGTTATGAGTGTATTACCTACGTTCGCAAACGGTGGATACCTTGGAAATGGTCAAGTCGGTATTGCAGGTGAAGCGGGTGCAGAGTTGATTACAGGACCAGCCAATGTTACACCATTGAATGGTGAGATGAATTCTGGTGGTGGTCAAAATGTAACGATAAATATCAATGCAATAGACACACAATCGGGAACTCAGTTCCTAATAGATCATAAGCGCGAAGTTGAAGGTATTATTCATAATGCTTACTCAAGACGCGGAAAGCAAGGAATATATAATTAAATGAAAGCAATCTTTACATACCCAAACAACGCAGCCACCTCATACATAGACCCATTGTATGTAGGTGATGGTTCTGATGGATTCCAAAAAAGAATACAAGACCTGAAAGATGGCAACTATCTGTCGTGGACTGGAACTGCGCCAGTTGATACAGTAAGTGACTTAATGAGTAACATCTCAAAGTTTAACGACTATTATTGGGATAGAGGAGAATTCCATCATATATCAATACATGATCTGTATACCTATCCATTATTAATTGGAACAAAAGAATTAATAGAAGCAGATGTTGCAAGTTCACTTAAAGATGCAAATGGATCAGTGTTGTTTGGCACAATCTATGCACATGACATGCATGATGGACAAAAGATATTAATCACTGGCATGGATGGATCATTTGGTCAGTATTATAACAACCAAGAGTTATATGTTAAAGACGAAGGCGGCACCTTCGGCATTGGCTTAAAGTTCTTCGCAGACTCTGCACTTACCAATGAGATATTGTTTTATGACTTGGAAGATGCCAATATAACGTCTGCAACTGCTGCTGGTCCATGTGTGTTTACGCTAATAGGCAACGAAATGACCACTGGAACAGAAGTCTTAATGAGTGGGTTTGACGGATCCATTGGCAATGACTTCAATGGAGAAACATATTATATTCAAGTAGTTAATGCTGACACATTTAATGTATCATCAGATGTTGGTGGGACAAACTTATTATCATATACGAATAATCAGCCAGTGAATGCATTATCGTATAAACTAGTATCTGACGATACAATATTATTAACATTAGATTCCTCTACGATTAGCGTAAACAATGATAATATTATATTATCTGCTCCGACTGAGACACGAACGCTAATTGAAACAGCGTCTACAGTGAATGAAATAACTGTATCTAAATTGTCGCATAATGGCAAAATTAAAATTGTGCAACAGGGTAGTTCAGTTACCGAATACGAAATGTTAACTGGTCCAGGTGTTGAAAATAACTGGTCATCAGTTGTTAGCGTTACCACATTAAACTCTGGAGAAAATTTGGTCGCGTTTGGTGGAGACAATGTTATATTAACAACAGACGGCACTGACATTAGGATACATGAGCGAAGTGGTCTTGGATGGGCAGTTGCTAAGACTATTACACCAAGTGATAATCCACCAATATCAAATAACCAATGGAATACCACAAGTATCACATTAAGTGCCGATGGAAACGTTATGTTCCTAAATGACTGGACTTATGAAAGTTATCGCGGTGCTGTTAGAATATTAAAACATGCGTTTGATTCATGGTCTTATACTGTGACAGAAGCATTAATACGCGGCGACCAATCAACCTTAATTGGATACAACGAACATAGCCCGAACACCGACCTTAACATAACTTCAAGTTCCGACGGCAGTGTATTCGCAGTCGCTCGTATGAAGCCAAGAAGTAATAACTTCACATTTAATGAGATGGATACAATACTGATCTATGAGTTTGGAACTTCTTGGACATTAATATATACATTCTTATTAGATGATCCAGACCCGAATATCCCAAGTCTGTTCAACAACTCCAATATTATATCATTAAGTGGCGATGGTATGTTCCTTGCAATCTCTCAGACAGATTACGAGTATAAGTCTGGCTGGCAAGTATTAGGAAAGATATTCCCAAATAATAATACATACACCCATTTAGACGGTGCAGCGTCCATTGGTTACGACGCATCTTACTCAATACAGTTAAATTATGACGGCGACCGTTTACTAATGGGCAGAGATAGTGGAACCTGGATCGGCACATACAGAGTAGAAGCAGTTACTGGCGGATTTACCTATGATTATGATACGGCACGATTGCTGACTGGTATGCCTAATGGTGAACGCACATCATTTGCAACAAACTTTGGTTATGGACAGTTTGACTCAGTAGTGTCTGATTATTATGGTTTGACAGGACAGGAAATATTTGATGTATTCTGGACTGAGGAACAACAGATACATCGCAATGTGCATGAAAGATATGCAACAGTTTATGGTGAAAAACAAACAAATGCAAATGAATATAAATTATATTCTGACGCTGCATTCACTATCCCATTGACTTGGCAATCGTCACTATTAACTAAAACTACTGGATCTTATCTTTATACTACATATGCAGACTTAGGTGGTTTTGCCCTAAGTTTGCCAATATTAATCGTGACAAACTCAACTACTGGAACAGTCACCGAAGTGTATACTCCACCTAATCAATATACTATTCCTGTTTTGAATTATGTTAATGCAACAACTGGTCACTTGACAATATCAACTAGTGAGACAAACCGATATAGATTGTTAAGTCTTAACCTGAGTATTCCTGCCAATGCAGATTATGGATATCTTAACACATCTGGTGTCAGAGTTCCTGGTGCAGAAGTTAACTATACTATGGCAAGAGATGCTGGTGGAACTCCATCGGTAATCGGACTGCAACCAGATATAACAATTGCAACAGACTCTATCGGTCATGTTACTGGAGCGACTATAGTCACTACTGGAACGTTTGCCACAGATGGTGAATTAGTATTTCCAATTCAAGAACCACCAAGTCAATATGTCCCTCCTGCACCCAATACGGCTGCAATGGAAGACTACTTTGATATTAATAATGCATGGACTAATCTATCTGGTTATCAAGGTGCTGGAAAGATGTTTGCTAAAGATGTCATACCTACTAGTGCTAGTATTACCTATGTGCAACCAAGCACAACTAATATGTCACAGAATGGTAGAAAATATGTTAGGTCTTCTGGGTTTGTTAAAACTAAGTTAGAAGTAAATTACACTAACTTAACCAAAGCAGAGTTTCAAGAGTTACATGCCGATGCACAAGCAGCACGTGGTCAAGCAGCAACATTCTATCTGGTTGTCGCTTTATGGGGTGGTAAGGTATTAAACTTCAATACAAATGCATCAAGGTCTAATCCTAGACATGTTACACCTTATGTTGCTGGTGAAACCTTATTAAAGTTAGGTGGTTTCAACAGTAATGAGCAAGATGTGTTCAAGAAAGGTGAGATGATCATCGCTACTGGCAATCAAAATGGTGGTGTGTCAACTGTGTTAAATACAGTAGACGCAAACGTTTATGGTGAAGCAGAAATAAGAATTGCTTATGGAAATCCTTATAATGTAATTAATGGAACTAAGATATATAAGAATCCATACTGGATAGTTGTATCACTTGATAGTGATGAGTTCCAATACACTGTTGATACATTTGGTTTATATAACGTCACAGTAGGATTTGAAACAGGAAGTTATTCATAATGGCAAATAGAAATATGAGTAGTGGCTTAATCGCCACTACAAGCAAACCAGTAGTTCAGTATTATGAACTAGTATACATCGGTGTTAACAATGGTTATTATTTAACCAATGCACCATTTGATATATCTTATGGTGGTAACAATTATAAAATGGCTGGTGCGTTATTATCTATTGATAATATTGTAGAAGATATTGGATTTGAAATACAAAAATTGAATATCTCAATAAGCGGGCTTGCTTATTTGGAAAACGCCTCATTGCCATTTATGCAAGAAGTATTAGGAGTAGATTATATAGACAAAGATATCATTATTCATCGTGCTTATTATGAATACGATGTTTATCAAGATAGTCTTGAAGTATATAAAGGATTCATAGACAGTGCATCTATCAATGATGGTCTAGGAGAAGAGGGTTCAAATGTAAGCATAACTACAAGTAGTCATTGGTCTAACTTCGCACGTATTACTGGTAGACATACTAATAATACAAGTCAGCAATCGTATTTCCCAGCAGACCTGGGATTTGAATATAGCAAAGATATACAAAAACAAATAGAATGGAAAAAACCAGCATGAAACTAGAATTAGCAAGATATATTACACAGTGGTCATCAATAGAACACAGATGGGGAGAGACAGATTGTATGATGTTTATATTCTGTTGGCATGATGTCCGGTTTGGAACAAATAAAAACTTATCCTTATATAGAAAATATAATAGTTACGCAGAAGCAACTCGCTTCGGTAGAAACTTTGTAACAATAAAGAGTTGGTTAGCATCAAACTCGTATAAGGAATTAACTGCAAAGAAGCCCAAGTTAAAAGATGGTGACATAGTGGTGGTAAGAAAGAAGCACTTATATGATGCTTTATTGGTATTTAATAACTCGTTGTATACAATGGACGAAGAAAGAGGATTAATCCGCTTAAATCCATCATTGCTTGACTACGATTCGGTTTGGAGACAAGCGTAATGAGCGTGTTCGCAGCATGGTTATTTGGTGCAAGTATTGGCGCAATTATAGCAAGAGTGGTTATTGGCTTTGCTTTGGGTCAAGTCATGCAAAGTCGTGCAGAAGCAAAGATGGCAGCAAAGATTGCTTCCCGCTCAGTCATGGTCAACAAAAACAGCAATAATGATCCTATTTCAATATTATATGGTAAATCAAGACTAGGTGGAACTCGTGCATATATTGATACATCAAATGGCAGTGGCGATCTTGCTGGTGATGAATATCTTAATATAGTATTAGCAATGACAGAAGGCGAAGTTGGTAATATCAAACAATTATGGTTTAATGATGTAGTTGTGTGGGATATTGATAATGGTGGCACATTCACTAATGGTGGGTTGTCAGGCTTTATATCAACTTACGCACCAGCATTAACTAATGGTAATATCGTATTCCACAGTGGTGCAGATAATCAAACAGTTGACACTATCATGACCAATAGTATTGGTTCTGGTGTTTGGACAAGCAATCACAGATTACAAGGTATTGCATACCTTGCAATAAAAATACAAGCAGACCCAGAAATATTCAAGGGTGGTGTTCCACTTATTACTGCTACAATAGAAGGTAAAAAAATTCAAAATGTTTCAAATATATTTGCTGGTGCCACTATCCCATCTACATTATTCAGTGCTGCCGACGCAAACCCAGTTGATGTGTTATATGATTACTTGACAAATAAACGATTTGGTAAAGGTTTAGAACATGACTCTAATGGAAACTATCTTGCTGGTTTACACGTTGATTTAGCGAGTTTTAAAGCAGCAAAAATAAAGACTTGGAATGTCTTCAAGGTTAATGGTATTATACCAACAAGTGAAAGTCTCTATAACAATATATCTGAAATACTAGAATCAATGAATGGGGTATTAGCATTCCAAGCGGGCAAGTATACTCTTCGTATCAAGCACCAAAATGAGCCAACTGCTATGGTTATAAATAGTAGTCATATACTGTCATCAGTAACAGTAAGTCTACCAGAAAAAGCAGCAAAGTTTAATAAAATCACCGCAAACTATAGAAACCCAACAGTAGGAACTAATTACAATGACGATATTATCGTAGTTGATAACGCAACTTATCTTGCAGAAGATAATGGGTCTATATTGGAAACACAAATTGTCTTAGATTTAATAGATGATCCTGTAATGGTATCATTATTAGCACAATATAAAATTAACACAAGTCGTTATGGAATTGGTATTAACTTTGAAGGTGCACATGTGTTATTAAAAGTAGAAGCGGGCGATATTATAGAAATGGATTTACCTAACTTCGGTTGGACAACTAAGAAGTTTAGGGTGATGTCATTAGAATTAACAGCAGATGATACTATTAGTATTACCGCAACAGAATACGAATCATCAATTGAATTAGTATAACAGGGAGAATGATGCAGGAATATTTAAAGAAGCATAGACAGACAAAGACAAAGCAACTAGAACAAATTGTTAACGCAGCATTAAAAGAAAATGAAGCAGATTATAAATTAGTTAACATAGCATACATTTGGTTAATACGAGACTTCAACAAGAAGTCTTTACCAGATGGTAGATGGAGTGGTATTATCTACGAGACTGATACTAGTCATAACATAC